GCCCCGGCGGCAACGGCCAGGGCAGCACCACGCGCGAGTTCGGCTCGCCCGAGGGCACGCTGTATTCCAGCGGCGGCTGGGGCATGGACGCCGCGCATACGCAGGATGAGGCGGCCAACACCGGCAACGGCGGCGATTCAAACGGCGACAACGGCATGGGCGGGGGCAGCGGCATCGTGGTGATCAGAAATACGAGGTGATGTGGATGAATTACGCAGTGGTTGAAGAGGGCCTTGTGAGCAATGTCATCTGGCTCAATGACAGCAACGCCGATGAATTTCCCAACGCCGTACCTCTGGGCGATGTTCCTGCCGGTATTGGCGATACGTACGACGGCGCGCATTTCTACCGCGACGGGGAAAGGGTACGAACCCTGCTGGAACAGGCGCAAGCGCAAGCGCAGGACATGCGCGCGGCGCTCGCGCTGCTGGGCGTAACGGAGGAAAGCGAGGTGCAGCCGTAATGGGACGCTATCTGGAGGCGGCAAAGGTGGTCCGCGCGGCGATGGACGCGGCCGCGGCGGTGCTCACCGACGAGCAGGCGCTCAGGGCCGTTGCGCTGTACCCCGCGTGGGACGGCGCGGCGCAATACGGCGCGGGCGATCGCGTGCGCTACGGGGGCGCGCTCTACAGATGCCTGCAGGCGCACGCGGCGCAATCGGGCTGGACGCCCACGGCCGCGCCCAGCCTGTGGGCGAAGGTGCTCGTAAGCGACACCGGCGCGCCCCTGCCCTGGGAGCAGCCGGAGAGCACCAACCCCTACATGAAGGGCGACAGGGTGACGCACGGCGGCAGGACATGGGTGAGCACCGTTGACCATAACGTATGGGAGCCGGGCGTCTACGGCTGGGAGGAAACGGACGGATAAGGCGGGCGGCGGCCCGCGCACAAAAGGGGAGAGAGCATGAAACCAACGGCGAATCAGGTGGCGCGGGCCGCCACGCTGGCGGCGCACGTGGGCTACACGTATGACGAGCTGGACTGCCAGGCGTTTGTGGAGCACTGCGTGCGCCAGGCGGGCGGGCGGATGGACTACCTGGGCACCAACGACATGGCGCGGCGGGCGGCATGGCTGGGCACGCTGGACGAGGCCAGGGCGCAGGGCCGCCTCGTCCCGGGCGCGGGCCTGCTGATCCGCGAGGCCACGGAGGCAAACCTGCCCGCGCGCTACGCGGGCGACGGCCTGGGCGATTTCAGCCACGTGGGCCTCTACGTGGGCGAAAACGCGCTGACCGACACCGACAAAAACGGCCGCCGCCGCGCCTGCGACGTGGTGCACTCCAGCGCCACCATGGGCCGCGTGGCCGGGTCCACCCTGCAAAACGGCTGGACCCACGCACTGTGGTTTTCCGAGATCGACTATGCGGTGACGGCGGGCGCGGGGGCGGGTGCGGACGGCGCAAATGCCGACGGCACAAGCACCGGCAACACCGGCGCGGGCACCGGCGAGGTAACGAGCAGCACAAACGCCAGCGGCACCGGCGCGGGCACCAGCGGTACGGGCACAGGCACCAGCGCGGTAACGAGCGGCACAAACGCCGACAGCACTGGCACGGGCACCGGCACAAACGCCGGCGGTACAAGCACCGGCGGCACGGGCACCGGCGCGGGCACCGGCGGCACAAGCACCGGCGGCACCGGCGCGGGCACCGGCACAAACACCAGCGGTGCGGGCGGCACGAGCACGGGCACCGGCGCGGGCACCAGCGGTACGGGCACGGGCACCAGCGCGGTAACGAGCGGCACAAACGCCGGCAGCACCGGCGCGGGCACCGGCACAAACGCCGGCGGCACCAGTACGGGCACCGGCGGCACGGGCACCGGGGCGGTAACGAGCGGCACAAACGCCGGCGGCACAAGCACCGGCGGCACGGGCACCGGCGCGGGCACCAGCGGCGCGGGCACCGGGGCGGTAACGAGCGGCACAAACGCCGGCAACGCCGGCGCGGGCATCAGTGGTACGGGCACGGGCACAAACACCGGCGGCACAAACACCGGCGGCACCGGCACCACCCCCGTCCCCGGCCTGACGGCGGGCGCCGTCCCCGCGGCCTACGCCACGGTCACACCACCCGACGGCGGCCCGGTGAAGCTGCGCAAATCGGCCAGCCGCGGGGAATCCCTGTACTGGCTGGTGGGCGCGGGCGCGCGGGTGCGGGTGGAGCGGACGCGGGACGGCTGGTCGCTGGTCACGGCCCTCTGCACCGACGGTTACACCCGCCGCGCCTGGATGATGGACGCCTATCTGCGGAGGTGAGGACATGAGCGAGGCCGTAGTGGTGGCCCTGTGCTCGTTTGCGGCCACGCTGCTGACCGGCCTGGGCGGATATCAGCTGATCGCCTACCGGGTGGAGCAGCTGGAAAAGAAGGTGGAAAAGCACAGCGCCGCCGTCAGTCGCACGGCGGTGCTGGAGGAGCGGCTCACCGAGGTGGGCCGCCGGGTGGATGGCCTGGAGAGGGCCCGGCGCGAAAGCGCCTGACACAGAGAGGGGAGGAAAACCATGGAAAACGTGTTTACCTGGAAATGGCTGCGGGCGGCGCTGGTGCGCGCGCTCAAGACCGTGGCGCAGACGGCGGCGGCCACCATCGGCACCGCCGTGATGATCAGCGAGGTGGACTGGCGCATGGTGGTGAGCGCGGCGCTGCTGGCGGGCGCGCTGTCGCTGCTGACCAGCGTGGCCGGCCTGCCCGAGGCGCAGGAGAAGTAA